CTACACACGAGAAGTGCATCAACGAAAACATTTCGTTGTAATGTAAGCGAAGATCTCCAGTTGCCGATGAACTGACAAACTGCTCTTGCTTGATTTCCTTTTCGTTTATGATTAGATATCTCATTATTGTGCCTGAAGTGCGGTTACAGAAGCGGCACCAGAACAGCAACCGCCAGAAGATTGACCATAATGACCTTTGGGTCTTGTCGCAGCACCCATGTTGGTCTCAACGTCAGTAGTATAATCCCACTTGGTTGTGTGGTTGTTTTGTTGACCATCATATTGTCCCATCATATAACCCCAGTCCTGTCCCATCATGAAGTTTTCTTCACCGTAAGCACGGACTTTCGTTCCGTTTGCTAGACCAGCTCCACTTGAACCACTATACTTTGACCATGGTGATGTGACATTGTTTCCAGTACCAGCATAGAAATGACCGTACTTGGAAGGTAGGAACTTACAAACTCCATCAGGAGCAGCATTGGATGACCAACCAGACCAGGAATCATTTGAGTGATCTACAGAATATCTACTACCAGAGAAAGACGCCCAAGATTTTTCTTCATCTCCACATGCAGCAGTATGATCACTACCAGAAGGTGAACTACCTACCTGATACATAATCTCGGAAGGATAATGTAGTTTACCTACAGCAGCGTTACCGCCACCTAAGTTATAACCAAACTGTTGTTTTTGTGCGGTAGCACATGCATTCCTGTCTCTACTGACAGGCATGTTCCAACCACCAACAACAGTGTATCCCATGACGCCTCTAGGGTCGTCACCTTCCCAACCATATGGGGAAGTTGGAGAGTAAGTACCACCACCAGGATTACTTCCTGTAGTACCAAACATTCTCCTCATACCTGTGTGTAGGTTGATGGAATCAGTATGACTGGATGCTCCCGTGAATGCATTAATGCAACCGTGAGCATAACCAAAGTAATCACTCCAGGTACAGTCAGCATAAGTTAGTGCTCTAGTTAACTGCTCACCACAATAGAATGTAATATCATTTGCGTGCCATGTTTTATTAACAGTTCTCCAAGGATTAGATCCTTTATACCCCGCCACCAGAAAACCATGTGTTATCAAACTCCTATATCTGAATCCTGTAAGAGGAGCAGATGCAACAGTTTGACCAGGATACGCCCAGAAAACACCGTTTTCACCATCGGATACTAGATAAGATCCTCTAGTGATATTTGCAGGTTCGGGGATACCCCCACCAACCTCATCCCAGTCAGATCCATTCCAGATCTGTGCTTTGTTTTCATCGGTATTATAAATGATTTGACCGACGTTTGGGGATGCTGGTCTTCCCGCGTTGTTAAAAGATGGTAGTTTTAAACCTTGAGTGGTTAAACTAGCATTTCCTGTAACAACTGTTCCAACAGTTAACTGAGACATGGTTACGCTTCTGTCCTATAAAAGTATTTAGGGTTTTGGATAGTTTTCTTTAACAAGTTTCACAGCAGCATACCAAGAGGAAGTATCTTTTCCTGGAACCAGACCACTTTCCATGTCATGAAATAACATATCTAATTGATCTGCAATTCCAGGATAGTCCATTCTTCTTGAAAGATCATATGAAGGGGGTTTCAAAACTACTCTCTGAATCTCCCTATCTTGGAAATTGTAGAAGTAATCAGCTTCAGTATCTTTTGGTTCTAATTCATATGGACCTTCGATCCACATAAAATCTTCATGAACTTCAAATCTTCCTTCAGTTCCAGTTTTTAAGAACTGACAAATATTTCCTGTTTCCTTATGAACTAATGATTGGTACATATCAAGTATACTCCCATACGATAACGCAACCAGCACCGCCGTTGCTATTGTTATAAGCAAAATCATTCTGTGAATAATAACCATAACCACCGCCAGAACCCCACTGTCCGTGAGTAATTTCTTCTTGGTTGTTATAGTAATGGTGAGACGATCCTGCTTTGTGCCAATAACTAGATCCGCCTGCACCTTCTCTGTTGGCATCGTGTGCCATTTCTCCACCACCACCAGGGACGTTAATGTCTCCACCACTGGCATTTCCACCAGGACCACCTTGGTGAGGGTTGTCTGATTGTCCGCCTTGTCCACCAGTAGCAGTACAATAAGAACCAAAAGATGAAGTTCCTCCCGTTCCTGCTCTTCCGCCATTTCTTACATATGCACCACCGCCACCATACTGGTAAGTAACGCTAGCAACACCAGAGAGATCAATATATTTGATTGAAGTAGCGCCGCCACCTCCACCTGCACCACGGTAGCTGTTATCATTAATGCGTGCTCCACCTCCACCGCCAGTAACATATACTAAAACATGGTTGCAACCCGCAGGTTTTGTCCAAGTTCCAGATCCACCAGAAGTAGATTTAGCATTCCACGTACCATTTTGCGATGTATACACTTGAATGCCAAGTAAAGCACCAGGAGTGGTCATGTCAGAATAACCACTGCCATCCCAAATTTGTAATTTATCATTCTGCAGATCCATAATATTAACACCAGCGGTGTTTTGGATCTGGTCAACTTTTAAAATGCCTGCCATAATTTTTTATACGATAGCCCAGTTACCACCACTATTTATAGTTACAGTGTAACCAGTAGCAATAGTAATAGGTCCAGCACTTACACAGTTAATATTTGCTGGAATAGTTACGTCCTCAGCAACTGTGTTACTATTAGATTTAAAGATACCATATGAGTCTATCCATTGCTTGACACCATTAGAATAAAGGGTTCCATTCGCAACTTGAATATCACCAGAAACATCTAGTTCATATACTGGATCTGTTTTATTGACACCAACTTTAGAAATTCTATAGATGTCTAAATTGTTAGTTGCTTCTGTCCATCTTGAAGTTACAAACTCCGCATTGTTCTGGAAGAACTGACCATTAATGTTCATATCTCCCTGAACATTCAACTTATAATTTCTGGTTGTGTTAGATTCTGGATCTACACCAGATGTAGAAGTTGTGTTAATAGAGACAGCGTTGACATCACCCTTAATGCTGATAGCAGGAGTTCCGTTCCAAGTTGTTCCACCGTTATTAGTGGATGCTTGGATTGTGAATAGATGGTTACCAACTAACTGGTTACCAACTCTAAAGTTTCTATAGGAAGAAGCACCACGGAAACTAATTGGAGCACCACTATTATCATTTGCTTGGTCGATGGTTAGTCCATCATTAAAGCATCCATTACCAGCAACTTCAAAGGTGAAGTTTGGTTCACGGGTGAGTCCAACACCCATTCTTCTTGTAGCAAGAATATCACCAGTAACTTGTAGTGCTAGTTTAGTTTCTGTTCCTTCAATAAAGAATGCTTCATTATATTGGGAGTTTGGTGTGTTACTATCAGAGTGATAATATTCAATTTTACCATTTTGAGCTGCTGATCCTAGATCAGAGAATCTAATTTGAGCTCCAACACTATCAGTTGATGTGCGAACAAAAATACCAAGATCACCAACAACATCTAGATTAGCTACTGGATTTGTAGTATTAACACCAACTTCATTTGCCGATACATCTACAAATAGTACACCACTATCTACGTTAAAATCATCTGCGACATTAACAAAACTATTTAAGTTTGTGGTTCCGGATACTGTTAAGTTAGAACCAGATCCAGTAAGGACCAAAGGTCCGGTCATGGTATCGCCTGTCTTCAATACGTTAAGTGAAGAAGCACCAGTTACATCTGCAGTAATTGTTCCCGCAGAGAAATTGCCAGAAGCATCACGCTGTACCGCATAATTTGGAACGTTAGAACTACTAAACAGGATATTGCCAGCATTCCAAATAACTTGATTGTTTATTGTAAAAGCATTAGCGTTTACAACAGAAACATTAAGAGCGCCAGAACCATCAGTTGCATTACCACCAGATGCTTCAATTTTTGCATTAAAGTTTGCGGACAGTTGCGAAGAGTTGAATATAATTGAGGGTGAAGATGTATTGCCATCTTTTCTACCTAACTGTAGTTCTGCGACACCACCATTACTTTGGAAGTTAGCAACTTCTACAGTATTACCATCTTCAATAGTAAAGTCGTCAAACTCTACTCTATTAGATGCAGTACCAATTGTTAAGGCACCAACAAAATTACCGGAAGTTAATCTACCAATCAGAATTGTATAATCATTAAAGTTGTCAGTAAGGTCATCATTGGTTATAACATTGTCGAGGACAAAACTACCAACACCTTGTGCGTTCGCATTATAAAGATTGATTGAAGGGTTAGTAGGATCGCCAGGAATAAATGGCGCAGTGTTTAAGATCTGACCGGAAACATAAATTCTATACTTAGGATCTCCACTGAATGACTTAATGGTAATTTTATCTCTAAATTTAGTTTCACTAATAAATCTAGGAAGGCGATTTTCAGATAGTGTGCCGTAGTTAATGTTTAGAGCATCCTGATACCAAGTTCCTTGTCTATTATCTAATCTGTCAGCATCTAGTCCAGAGTCAACACCATCATTTAGTGAACTCCATACTCTAGCCCAAGAGTTCCAGGTTGTGACTCCGTTACCAGAACCACGAAGATACATGTTATCATCATTAGCAAACGCAAGTTGTCTTACGCCACCAAATGATGCGTCGAAACCAGACGCACCGTTTCTTAGAGTTAGAACTAAGTGCTTAGTTGATGTGCCAGATCCAATACCAGTATTAACAGAAGGATAAGCAGATCCCAATCCGTTGGAGCTATTAAATACTGTGTTTGAAATAGCACCTTCAACAAAACTGTTTGGATCTGGATTTGATGTTGGGTTGTTAGTACCAGTTTGTAATCTGATAGTGTTGTTTGAAGATCCACTAACGTCAATATTGTAAGTACCATTTAATCTATCGGATGGAATTGTTCCAGAAAATAGATTGGATGCATTTGTATAGTAATTACCTTGCTGACCATCTAGTAAGTCAGCGTCTAGACCACTATCTGGACCTGTCTTAAGTTCAACCGAACCATTACCAGCCTGACCGATATTGAACTGTGCTTTCTTATATCTAGAAACACCAATTGTTCCGTAAAGATCAGCGGAAATAGTTAGATCCGAAACTCTGGTGATATCAATAGCAACGTTTGCATACTGTCTATTAACAGTAGAAACTTTAGCATTCAATACAAGATTAGAACCAGCACCAATTTCTGTTGGAGAAACTGTGATAGCATAGTCAGCGTTGTATCCACTACCACCATCGGTAACTGTCAGATCTGTAACTGCGTTGCCAGAAACAACAATATTTGCTTTAAGACCTGTGCCTGTGCCACCTTGTAGTTCAACATCAAAATACTGACCATTAGTATATCCACTACCACCATTGGCAACGATAACAGCATCAACAAATCCACCTAAAGTATAGGTAGATTCAAACGTCATTGGAGATTCGCCACGCTCAAATTCGATGATCGTGTTGATTGGAATATTTTGTGTTACTGGATTGTTTAGTGCTACAGTGGTTAAACCAGCAGCTGTGATAACACCAGTGATGTTTGTATTATTTTGAACACCGGCAACGTTGTTCTTAACTTCGTGTCCGATTAGAACATCAGAGTTGGTAGTAAACAACATCTGACTAGAACCAGAATTACACTGTGCTGCTAGTAGAGCAAAGTATCTTCTCTCAGCACCCTTAATGGATTGCATGGCAAGAGCAAAGTTTTGGTCGCCACGTAAGAAAGTGAATGAGTTTGCAGCACCGCCAGATGCTAGTCTATCTGTTTCAATAACACCGGATGTAATATCGGATGCAGCAATCTGGTTGGAAGATAGAGATACCCAGTTATTAATATCGAATGAAGATGTATTAACACCTCTGTTAATGTTAATTGTATTTGGAGTAGGTGATGTACTATCGTTAATAGTATCGGTGTCTTCAATTTTAATATTATTAACAATATTGCCATACAATCTGCTTTCAAGTAAAGCATTACCTTGTGCTTGTACACCAGCTCCAGGAGGAGCAGCGAATGTTATAGTAGGAGCAGTGGTATATCCAAAACCACCTTTATAACCATTGAAGTCGATGATTGTTACAGTAACTACTGTACCATTGGCAATAGTACAAGTTGCGGCAGCTGCGACTGCACCTGCTTCTGGATTGCCACCAGCAAATGTAATTACCGGTGGGGTTACATATCCAGAACCACCGTTGTTGACATTAATTTGATATACAACACCCTTTCTGTATTCAGTTGATTGGATACGTCCAGTAGAAATGCTACCGGTAAATACATCACCAATAGTAAATGATAATGCTGGATCTACAGCAAACCCTAGGAACAAACTAGAATTATCATTGTTTAGAATGAATGATGTGGATGTATCCTGTTGGATCGCAATATCACCAGCAAGTGCTCCTTCTAGTGAAGTTCTTTCTGCTTGGTTGGCAACAGTGAAGACACTAAATGGTCTAAGTGCTGGGATCTGGTCGATAGAAATTTTACCAGAATCAGTAAGTTCAACCAGTGCTCTAGGAACAGCATTCGTAGAGTATGGTTTGTTGATGTAAGGTCCAAGGTTGTTAGTGATATAATCTCTAACTGCCTTTTGTGTGGGTAGTTTAGAGTCGGTCGCAGTTGCGCCACCAAGTGTGTTGGATGCGTCGAAACCAGTAACAACAACGTCGCCACCTTTCAGTTTCAAGAATTCAACTTCAGAAATTGTAACCGTACCAGTGAAAGTAATATTACCAGTTCTGTTTTCAATTCTAGCAAACGTACCAACTTTAAAGTCGCCAAGTTCGTCAGTACCAGAGACATATACACGTCCATACTGTTCGGAAACTTGTTCAAATGCTTCAATCTTAGTACCACCGTTCTCAGGTAGTGCTAAGTAATTAGTTCCCGAACCAGCAAATTCCCAAGTGTGGGAAGAAGAGTTAACAATAGATGGTCTGTGTAGATTGATTGTCTTACCTAACAATGAACCAGTAGATACTGCCTGATTAGTTGCATTATCGGTTAGATCCATGGCACCACCTGTGCCATCGTCAAATGTTAACTGAGCAGAGAAAGGAGGACCAACTGTAACTGCAGCAACAACATCAACAAAGTATTCGATGTCTGTATTAGTATTTCTATAACCATCAATTTTAGCAACATAATGCTCTAGTGGTTCTCTTCCTAAACCAGTTACTGTTAGAATAGTTCTACCAGTAGGAGTAGAAGAAACGTTAGAGATTGTTGCAATATCAAATGTATATGGATCTTCTCTAAATCCAATACCTCTTAGAGCATACTGTCCGAAGTTAGTAGCGGAGTTGGTGATAGATGCATAACCACCAGATTCACAAAGAACGCCATCAGCACAGAAGATAACAAAGACAGAAACTAACTGAGTATAACCATCGTTTATAACTTTATAACCTGTGCCACCAAAAGATACAATCGTGAATGCCGCAGCAACCATCGACTTACCCTGATTAGGGAAGGATGCGGATCCATCTAGTTCAAGACCAGGGAAAGGACAGTTAGGTTGTTTGACCTTACTACCATCAATTAGAGCACCACCACCACCTAGGAAGGAGATAACAGATGCATTTTGAGTGTATGGTGATGCTTCGATGATAGGATTATCATCAAAGTCACCCCGAATTGCCATTCTTACATTATTGGAATCATAGATAAAATTATCAGGATATGTTATTAGCAATGCTGGATCAAATAATGTTCCAAAAGTTTTAACTGTTGTTCCAGCAGAAATTGTCTCATCTAAAATATCTTCAAACAGATCCATTATTGTATTAATGGAAGTTGCGACATTCGCACATAGTGGTGTGGAATCCAATAAGATATTCCAATCATCAAACCTAGGAATGGTGGAAGTTACTGTAGTCGGATTGAATATAATGATCGTTCCGTTTGTTTTTGCACTAACAAATGTATGAGCAATTCCTGCTGCAGTTCCTGCGTCTCCAACGTTCAATCCAATGGCAATCATTGTCGTTCCAGTTACAGAATTGATTTCGTAACTCTTTCCGTAGTTGGAATCAAATCTGTTTGGACTTGCGTGGTTAGCAGCGCCACCACCCATATCACAGGAGAAAGTGATAGCATCTTCTGTAAACGCAATTCTGTCTCCTACCTGTGGAATACCACCACCAGAAACAGGGTAAGTGATATTTAAATCACCTGTAGTAGAATTGTAAATGGCACCAACTGGTGTTACAGAATCGACTACACCATCAGACCAGTTACGCATTGTTTCCAATGCATATATTTTAACTCTCTGGAAAGCATATATCGTAGAAGGACGCTGCGCTTCGGCAATACCAGTTAACTGAACACCAGTGAAGTATGATTCAGCAACAGTAACAATTCCATTATTGCCACCAAGTACCAAGTCTTTGATAAGACCATCAAGTACAATTCTAATATCTCTACGACATTTTCTTTGGTTGGTATCGCTAAGATTTAATGAAGGAAATTGTGCTTCCGTATCAATAAGTGCTTGATCAGCAATAAGATCTTTATTTCTAGAAATTAAATACGCAGCATCTAGATATGTGCCGGACGCATTATTGGTAATGACATCAGACCAAAGGAATGATAAAGTATCAATAGCAGATGCTACGTTAGCACAAGCAGGTGTTCCTGCAGTTAATGTAATAATAGTATCATCAAAATATCTTGGTAAAGATGAATGTAGTGGTGTGTAGATGGGATCCGATGGAGCACCATTTTCGGTTCTCCAGTTCCTCATACAATAAATTGCTAGTTCTCTAGCATATTCAATAGCACGAGCATTTTGAATAATTTCATCTTCAATGTAAGTAATCTTACCATCTACAATATATTTTTGAGCTGCTTCAATTACATTATGATTAGATCCAAATTCTAAATCTCTAATGATTGCGTTAATAAAGTGAACAATATCTTCTTTACACTGACTATCACCATCACTGCCAGTAGCACTTGGTGAACTATAAGATGGATAAACTTTTTGACCAGCATCACATTCTAGAGTCATTCCCTCTAGTTTGATGTGATCATCTTCATTCAAACCCGCAACAAGACTATCTGTTGTTACAGTTGCAACACCAGTTACAGCGTTACTGTAAACAAAGTTTAAAACGTTATAAGTAGTACCACCAAACTTTACAGTACCACCAGAAACATATGTGTGAGATTGTTCTGCAAGACCTACAAAAATATCAAATGAGTTTCCGCTGATATTATATGCAGAGTAGAAGTATCTTGCAAATTGATCGTTAATTTTACCTACGACTTCATCAGCAATAAAATCTCTATTGTTACGCAGTAACGTACAGGCGTCTTGGAACCTCCTATCTACAGGAGAACTAATTGGGAATGTGTTTGGGGAGTTAAGTAGCGATAAGGTAATAGATTTTGTTGCTGTCTTAACAGTTGCAAATTGACCTGGATCAAATTCCGCATCAGTAAGAGCTGGCATTTTTTTAGGAATGACAAATCGTCTGCAACGACCATCAGCATCTTCTAATACTTTATAAATTCTCTGTCTGCCATTTAACGCAGATAGATCAGGTGAAGAAGTTGGGAGACCTTCAATTAAGATCTCTTGACCTTCTTTAAAGTCATGTGTATTATTTCTGCCAACCAGAGCATTTGTATAAAATACAATACCACCAAGATCTTCTGCATTCCCAAATTGGGTGCCTTGGAATCCACCAGTTGCAATACTGGTATCTCCTTGTAATGAGAAATCTAATCTGGAGATAGGCAAAAGTGATGTGTAATCTTCATCTACAGAAACAACTTCTCCCTCAGCACGAATTGATTTGAGAGCTGTAGTATTTAATGTTTCTACCTGAGCATTTCCGGTAAATACTTCAATAGACGCAGTTTGAATTGCGGTCCATCCAGTAGATCCAAGAACAGGTAAGTAACTAACTTCCCATGAAGTTGGATTGTTGATATCATTTGGTTCAATTTGAGTTACTTCGTAGTAACCAGCAGAAGGAGTAAATATTGCATTACCATCATCACTTAAATATACGTATGTTCCAGCTGGGGTTATAGAAGTTGGATCAGTGCTAAATGTAATTTTGTTTGCAGAAGTTGTTCCGGTAGACGTTAATGCTAAGGGACTTCCTACGCTATAACTAATAGAAGTTACAAAATTAAATTGTTCTCCCTCAACAAAAGAACCACTATCTAGTGTAATATCAAGAGTACCACTAATGTATGCACTAGGACCAGTAATATCATCAAATACAACTTTTTGTATATTTGCTCTGGAACCAGTGTTAACACCAATTACGCTCAATCCAGTAATTAAAGTAGATAGACCAGTGTTATTTTGGAATGTAACTCTGAACTGTTGTGGTCCAAAAATTTGATGACCGATTGGGAAACTAGTACCAAAATCTCCATTGACATCAGCATCAATTAAGATACGCTGTTTATCGTCAAAGACCATTGCGAAATCCCAAGTCGCAACTGCATCGCCATTGGAATCAATCTTATCTCTGTAAGTGACACCAGTAACGTAGTTTTTATCACCAAACTTGAAGATATGCTTGCCGGGGTTGGCAGGTCTGATAATTACGAGACGAAGGTTATCGCCAACAACTGATGCGTCAGGTGGCAGTGAAATTGGGTTATCTTCTACGTAGTCACCACCAGAAACAATAAGGGTCTCCTTAACACCAGGAGTCGCCCATGCAAGTTGTGCTGCTTTCTTGATAGAACGAACTGGGTTTACGGCAGAACGACCATCGTTTAAGTCAGAACCAATAGTTTGTGAAACGTAAATACGACCACCAACGTCATTCGTTGCTAGGTTGAGGACGTATTCTGTAGTAGCAATCTTGTCTGATCTATCTCCTAGTAAAGGAGTAATAGAACGAGGGAATACCCCAGATGCACCAGTTTCTGAATATCCAAAATCATTTTCGTCAACTACACGAAAACCAATATGTTTGAAATTAACTTCACCATTTAGTGCTTCGCCATCCGTATGAACAGGTGCGCTAGATCCAGTTTGTCCTGAGTTTAATGCTTGATATACGTTCTGTCCAAAGTACCTGTACGCATTTTCCTGTAGAATAATATTCGAGGACCATAAAGTACCCGAATTATTAATATAAGTTTTTAGAGAGGGTGCTCTAAATGCTGCGTTTGGAGTAACGAAGTTGTCGATATCCAAGTTGAGGATTCTCGCCGTATCGGAAATGATAGACGTAGAGGTTCTAATAGCACCGTTGATGTCAAGTTCAAAATCAACAGTATCAAGTAATGCCTCAGCAGAAGCACCAACACCGCCACCAGCTTGAATGGTAACTGTAGGAGCTTGAGTATATCCACTGCCGGGATCATTGACAGCAATAGATACAACCTGACCATTAAAGATAAATGCAGAACCCTGTGCTTGGACTCCACCCCCACCAATAGGTGCCGATATTGTTATAATTGGTGGCGAAATATATCCAGAACCACCAGTTAAAATTTTAACATCATTAACTCTCTGCCCCGTTCTATTAATACCAACACGGGGTAAACCCGTATTAGCATCTAACTGCGTCCTTAGAATTTCTTTTTCTAATGAACCTGTACCGCCTCTAACAGTAAGTTCATTATCACCGACCAGCTTAGGTTTGGAACCCTGAAACTTTTCCTTATCGGAATTAATATGAATTGACATGTCGCAGTCTAACTCCCAGAACCTGTATTATCCTCAGTTGTATTTAGCATTCTCATGCCCACTCAAGTGTTGTAACTTGAGTTGATACTGCCCATTTAATAGTAGATGTTGTGCCTGCTCTAATAGTAGTATAAGAAAATCTATTAGTTGCTCCCACTGGAGTAATTGACCAAGTTTGACCCGCAGGAATATCATCTTTGATGATTGTTTCCATAGTTGACATTACAGTAACTGAACCTACTCCGTCGCAATACACCGCAGATTCTAATTTACTTGTGAAGATAACACCAGAAGCATTTACTGCAATAATATGTCCAGTAATAAAATTCATGGTGCTATTAGCAATAGGAATTTGTGCTCCTACGCCATCTAATTCTAGAGATGCTGTGTTGATACCTCTTAAAATATATGTGGTAGTATTACTATCTGCATAGTTAGAGTTTTTAATTTCTAAAGTATTCAGATCTTTACCATTTCGACTTTCATCGACAATCACAGTTTTTCCGATAGAAAAACCACCTGCGGAATCAAATTTTTCGATTGTAGTTGCCATTTTAGTTCTTGGTAATTGTGGATGAGAAAGTAATAACTACGGTATTTGTAGTAGGAACATCAGCTCCTAATGTAATATTTAACCTTGCTTCATTTCCAGAAGTAAATTCAAACTCTGGAACAATCAATTGGTATCCAGTTCTTAAGTTTCCATACTCTGTATGGAATATATCTGTACCATCATCTGTTACACCAAATTCAATAAATTCTTTAGAACCATCTGCTTGATTTTCTGCCACTACAACTACCTTTGCTCCTTTAGCAACAGTTGTATCATATATGTTGGAACCACCATTATTCGCAGAACCTTTAATCAAAGTTACTTTCTCAGATGAAATTTTAATATCTGCAAGTTCAAATTCTTTAAGATCTCCATCAAAGACCTTAACTCCATTATAGTTACCAGTGCCAAAACCAGTGTTTAGATATACATCACCTTGATCATCCAATCTAAGAATAGGATCTACATAGATGCCTGTGGAAACACCAAGATCAAAATATGGTTTTGAAGTATGTAGGAATGTCCTAGTTGTATCAGTATTATCAAATGTAGTTTCTGCATTATTAAATGTCATTAAGTTTGCAGTAATCTCAAACTGATTGCTTGATTGCGATCTGATTGTATCTACGGTATAGAAATCAAGTGCTGACGTGGTGAGTTGTAATGAGTTGTTTCCATCATTGTAGAAGTATAAAATATTTTCATTAGCACCAGGAACGGTTTCCGGAATAATATAAGTGTTTTGATCAACGTCTTTGACACCACCAAGAGAACCCCAGTTGGTTCCATCATAACCTTCATATGTTAGATTGGTTGTATTGTATCTAATAGAACCTTGCTCTGCTGTTCCTCTTTCGCCAGTAGATCCATTTGGAATTACAAGAGATGTTGCTGCATCAATAATAACTTTTTTGCCAGAGTTAGGTCTTAGAAGTAGATCACTAACATCAGTTGATACTACATTATCTGCTAATCTTAAATCGCCATTAATACTTAATGGCAAATCACCTAGAGGTCCAATTCTCAGTTCTTCAATATCCTCAAATGTTAGAGGAGCAACTGCGATTTGAGAGTATTCTAGTTGTGCAGAACCATTAGGTAGAGTGCCACTTGTATGTGTTGGTTCACTACCACTTGTAGCAGTAGTACCAGCTCCACCACTAGGAACAAGATAAAGGTTATTCTTATACTTGAGATATTGCCCTTCCGTTACAGGAACGTTTGCTGCCCACTCTGTATATGCAGGAGCAGTCACGTTCACAGAACGCATCTTCTTCATGTTGACAAATTCAAGATGATTTGGAGTGAACCTAACCGTATTAATATTGTCGTTAATAAACCATAAAGTATTGTCGTTATTACCTACACTCTCTTCCGCTAAGATAAATGTATTTCCATCTAGATCTCTAACACCACCTAATGACGCCCATGAAGAAGTTTGTGAACTATAACCTTCGTATTGATTTGTGTCTGTGTTAAATCTAATACAACCATCTTTTACGATACCAGCAACAGGTCTTTCTGATGTATTACCAGATGGAACAGCAATAGCAGTATTAGTTAAAACATCCGCAATTCTACCTGTATCAGGAACAAACTTAACATCAAATCCACCAAGTGATCTGAACGAATTATCAACATTTTCAATTTTTAAGTAATCACCAATTCTTACTTCACTACCCTTGAGGATATTAGTAACAGTAAGATCACCTGTTGTTGCCGCAAACTGAACCTTAGAACCTACGTTTAATGTAGCAGCAGTAACATTAACAATTCCAGTTAGAGGATCATCTACAGCAATGTCGATATTTCCTGCTGCAGGACCAGAGAAATTACCACATGTAATTGCTGTAGATGTTAGTAATGTACTAATAGTCGCATTAGCAATCACAGCTTCAGTCGCTTCTGCTAATGGTGTTGTAAGTTTTTGAACTTCAAAGAAACCATCTTGTACAGTTCCTTTTACAACTTCCTCTACAATAACATCAGTTACAGATAATGAGAATCCACTACCAAATGTCTTAGGATTATTTGTGCTAACTGTAATTTGTGCTTCATCGTTATCATCGCCACCTTCGTTTTGGTGATCAATATTTTCTGTAGAACAGAAATAATAAAGAGTAGGTGTTGTATCTGAAACTTTAATTGTTACATTTGTACCATCAACAGTAACACCATCCGTATATTGTGCACCAAAGATATTGATAACAACTTCACCTGGTGTAGTTGGATTTGAACTCAGTGTCAATTGAGTCGCACTATCTACAGATACAACAGTTGTATTATCTCCAAGAATACCATCTCCAGATACTTTTTGTACAACCATACCAGCAGTAATTCCACTGGTTGAAGTGATGGTAATAATTTTACTAGTAGTTTCTAAAGTAGTACTAAGGTTTTCTCTCCTACTAGGTGCCCAAATACCATCCCTAAATGTAGACAGAGCAAAATCATGACCGCCATTTGTTCCATCGCTAAGATCAAATACGTAACTGTTACCAGAATATACAGTCCAAGATGGAGTCATTGTTGCTCCATTACCATCATTTAAATCAACAAAGTAACGATACTCTGTTTCGGCAGTATCAGTCTCATATCCTACTGTTGGAGCACTTGCATTTACAAGAATGTCTCCTGCAGAAAAACCGAATCTATCTACTATAATGTAATCAATGTTACCAGCAGAAGTTGCCACTTTACGAACAACTACAGGATCACCAGCAGCATTGACAGAGTTAACTGTGATTGTCAGGTTATCGGCAGGTGTATTACCACCAATAGATGCGCCAGGAATTGTGATAGTATCATTATCTGCGTAGAAAGATCCTTCAGATCCTGTAGTAATTACGGCGGACAGAATAGCACCAGTGTTGTCTCTTTGTATATCAAAGGTAGCACCAACGCCATTTCCAGATGTTGCACTCTGTACTACCCCACTGTATACACCATCATTAGCAGCTGCTACAACCGTAGAAACTGTTACTGTAGATGCTAGAATTGATCCACCAGCATCTCCTACTGTATCTCCTACGCTAAATGTGGCAGCAGGAATTACATTACTTACAAAACTAATCTTATCAACTTCTAAGTTAGTAACTGCATATACTTCTGGTTGGACAAGATCAAACGGACTAACTTCTAAAGTATCTCCAATGGTATATCCATTACCACCTTCTACAATACTTACCTCACTAACAAAACCTAATGTGCCAACTGTATATTGGAATCCAGTACCACCACCATATTCTGGTTCAAAGTTGACAACCATTGTGCCAGCAACTGATGGATTAATAGAAATTTTTAACGTAGTTGCATTAATGATTTCATTAACTGTTGTGCCAGAAACAAGTTCACCGTTACCACTTACTTTGGTAATTTCCATTCCAACAACAATACCTGTCGTGGAAGCAACTGTTAAATTATCTAAATTTGAGTTGACAATTTTAAGATCTGCACTACCAGGGATAGTTGGTCCCTCTGACATAGTGAACTGTGTTCCACTATCAACACTAAGAACAGTTACACCACCAGGAATTTGTCCTGGGTTATTAATGTTTTGAACAATTTCAACACCATCACCAACTTCAATACCAGTAGTATCGGAAACTGTAATCTGAGGACTACCAGCATCAATTGTAGAAACACTAATAGCAAGATCATTACCACCAGATCCAGGTTGAACACCAGAAGTACCACCTAAGGTGTTACCCGCAATGTATAATGAATCTCCTGGTAAGTAACCAGTACCAGCTGTTACAATGGTTACAGATTCATAGAAAGAATTACCACCACCTTCCGAGATAACAACATCAACAATTAATCCACTACCACCACTAGTGATATTTTGTACGGCAATACTATTATATGTTCTAGCACTACCAAAAGCATTACCTGTAAACTGAATTGCGGTAACACCTGCTGTAGATGTGAAGGTAATACCACTAAAGGTCAATTCTCCTCTAGCATAAGTGTTGACATTACTAACTGCACTTGCTAATGTAAGAATATCTCCAGTTTGATATCCATTACCAAAATCAGCGATCTGATCTAATGCTGAAATAGCACCAAAATTACCACCAAGAGTAATCTGCATACCAGAACCTAATGATCCTGCATTGGCAGTGTCTACATCATATAAATCTGCTGCAGCAACAGAGATGACATCTCCTGCTTGGTAAAGACCATTTCCTGGAGCATTGACTATAAATTCTGTGACACTACCACCAACAGTTTCGATTTCCATTTGGAATCCACTTTGTTGTGGATTTGGATCTGAGTGAGTAATAGCACCACCCATTAATGGGTGAACAGCACATCCATAATAAACAACAGCATTTGCTGGGTTTGCTGGTACTGCATATGTAATACTTCTAGTAGTAGCACCAAAATAACCTGAAACAAATCCTGATCCAGTTACTGTAACTCCATCTAGAACATATGTAAAACCATCAGCAGCATCTAAAATAGTGTTCGCATCATCTTGTGTAGATGAAAAGAACATTGGGTGTGAACCATTTGTTGGATCAACAACTTCAAAAATATAAGTTTTACCTTTTAATAGATTAAAATCTCCTCCTTCAAATCCATCAAGGAAATATTTGTTACCTAAAGAAGATTTAACTACAAATGTTTGTGTTCCTGCAAGAGGAATAGTTCCTGTTACAACATCCCCTGCAGTGTACTGAGATGTAACAGATACGAATTCGCTGCTATCAACTCCACCAACAGGTTGTACACCACCATTTTGAACACTGAGATTCATCAGCATTCCTGTTCCATTACCACCCGTCATTGGGATGCTCTTAAACACCCCGTTTGGATAGTTAGTTCCGCCAGTTACTGTGGCAGCAAACGCACTAATTGTGACATCAGCAGTCATCTGCTGACCACTACCACCAATTACTGCTAAGTTTGTATATGAACCAGTGGCATAGTTAATACCACCATTAGTAATAGCACCAGCAATTTCATCAACTGTGAAGTCGATAAGAGCACCAGTACCAGATCCGTTACTAAGAACTGGAATATTTAAATAAACTCCTGGTACATATGCGGAACCAGTAGATGTAACAGATCCACCAAATCCATCCACTTCGATACCAACAGTAGCAGAATCACCAGTACCACCAATTACTGCAATTCCCGAATAAGATCCAGCGTCATAATTACTACCAGTATTTAAAACAGCGATGCCGGTAGTATCGAGACTATTTTTCTCAATTACAAAATCTCTGTAATACTTAACGTTTGCCGCTGACAGATCTGATAATTTTTTACTGTTACTGGCAAATCCTAATACACCTGCCCCATTTCTATAGATGCCTAACGCAGCATCATTTACAAATGCCAAACTCGGAATAGATACTGAACCATCACCTAATTTTAAATTTCCTGTAGATAGATCAGATCCACCTGCAGTAACGTTAAAAATTTGAGCAGCGACTTCATTAATTTTTACCCTTTGTTTTTCAAAGGTATCAGTTCTAGCGACATTAATTGCTGGCATTTCTTACTAACTCTCTAAGTAGGGATTTGATTTCAGAGATTTCATCCTTCAACATATTTATGTCTTCTAACGCGGAACCAAGGTGTTTTGATTTGCGTCTAGATTCTATAGCAGAATTGTCGAAATTGATGATAGCACCTGTGGTCTCGTCTCTAACGAGACCATCATGACCCTCTACTTTAATGTAACTCATATGCGGAAATTAGAATGCTGCTACTGCTCTGATGTCTTGAATTTTGGGAACAAATGCTGGATCAACTCCCTTCATAACAATCTTAACAGCAAATGATGAGAACTCTGGGAGATCAGACACACTATAAGTAATGTCTTGATACGAAGATTGTTTCTCTATAACAGAAGAAATTGTATTTTCTGCTGTAGCAATCTCTAGTGAATTTGGAGATCCATCTTCATTAAAGTATATCCAGTTAATGTCTTCAAAGTTTTCTTGACTCGAAGATTTTTTAAATTTATAAAGAACTTGAACATCATTAATGTCTTTAGAATTTAATGTTATATGAACATCAACAGCAGTTGCCGGATTATTAATTACAACTTCTTTTGTAACATATTTTGCCACAGCAGAACTGTTTTTGGAAGTGTTGTCCGAAACATATGTTATTCCATTAGCATAAGTAATTTCTTTAATTTCTAAGAATCTTGCTTCCTCATCTACTTGATTTGGATACTTAAGAAAGTCTCCTACTCTAAAGATATCAGAAAGTTGATCATTTACAACAGAATTTCTATTGTATATTACATTGTCAATAATTCTTCCTGTGAAGTCATCTGCTAATGGTTGTGTATCATTCCTTACTTCCAATTCTTGGGTTTTATTGTTCCAAATAACCGCAGTTCCGGTAATGATGTTATCATATGATTCTAAAATATTAGATGGATTTCTGGCAACCATAGTTGCCGCATCAGGAATATCAAGGAATACTTCAATTGGGTTGGTATCAATAGTAGCAGCTGGTACAATTACACCATTAAGAGTCTCAACTAACGTTGGCTGATTTCCTAATGTAACTCTTTCTCCTCTCTTAAAGAATTGACTTGTTTTAAGTCTCACATAAACTGTGGAACCATCAACTCTAGCAATAGTACCAACTGCTTTTGAAGTATATCCTTCGATAGCTTGGTTGTTTTGAATTTGACTACCGCTGGTATTTCCTATATTAAACTTATAGATTGGGTAGAACTTAATAACTTGATCTCTTCTTCCGTATCTGTCTTCTTGCCCAGTAGCAGATTCAATTCTATTAGATATAGTTTTGACACTTGCTGTGGAAAGATCAACTACAGGGGAAAGATATGAAACAGTAGATGAAAGAGACAACTTATACATTAATGAAGTAACATTGTTTAATGTCTCATTAATATCAGAAGCAATGAATTTTTGATTCGTGAAATAATGTGGTTCATTTAAAAATGTCTTTTCATAATCTGTCTGTGAGTATGATGTGTAATTATTAGTTGTTGAATCTACGGGAACAACATTTGTTGTTTTGATAGAAGAACTTAGTTTAGTTCCGGTAAATGATAAGTATTGAATTTGTGGATATAAAATTTCATATTTTCTGTTGTAAGTAGCATATACTACTTCACCACCACCTTCAATGTTTCCGGAAGCAGCAACATCTGATACAATATTGTAGGTATCAATTCCACTATTTGTAATCTGGAATAATTTGCTGTTTAAAACATCAGAAGTCACACCACCAGTCTCAACCGCTCCTTTGAAGAAAACATAAGAGGATCCAGAAGTTTCAAATCCATTATCTCTATGTGATACTTGAATGATGTTGTTGTTGTTTCGGAAGAGTCTTGAAGTCGCGTTTGTATTAGCTGTAGCATTAGTATTGAATGGATTCTTAGATAATAACTCATAACCTAAAGATTCATTTGTTAATACTAACTCTGCAGTTTTGGTGATATTAAATTCTGCTCTGTATAGAGTAAACTTGACATCCTCAAAATTATCTTCTGTCCAGTTGTCTACATTTTGTGATCTGTATACTGAACCAAGAGAAGGTTGTGTCGTAATAACAGTACTTGTAGAAACATCAACTTCCCCAAGTCTAGATACCCAAATTTCATAGTCAGTTGAGTCTGTTTCAATTGCCATGGCATACTCTGTGTCATTCTGTAGATATACAGGATGTTCAAATTCAAAATGTGTTGGGACAGTGGAATCTGTGAGACCACTCTGATCCACTGCTACACCCATTCTGACAGCCGGACTATCAATCTCTATCTCAGTCTCAATTATCGCTCCTCCAGCGCCGTTACCGATGCCTTTGATGACGACCGATGGTGGTTCTGTATATCCAAATCCGTTCAAACTAATTTCTGTATTATAAAGTTTGCCGTCAGATACTTCCACACTAGCAGTAGCAACAGATCCACCAGGAAGTTGTGGACTTTCAATAGTTAAAATTGCGTTAGTATAATTTTGACCTGTAGATGTAATTCTGATATTTGAAACTTTGCCACTATCTTTAGCAACAGTTAGAACTCCAAATTCTCCTTGTGTATTGTTTCTGAGAGTTACTGATGGAACTGAAAGTTGTTCGTTTTGATTAAACGAACGACCATTGTGGTTACTCAGAACAAGTGTATATACTTGCTCATTTGTTAGCAAGAACCTACCAGAAGAAGATGGAATTAAATCAACACCATTTTTATCAATAACCTTTTCAATTGGACCACTTGCGGCAGAAGTAGTTCCCGTTACGTTTTCGCCTTTGGTAATATAAACATTTCCATTTGCCGAGAATTTAATATACGTAAATGGAGATAGGATTTTTTCTGTTCCAGGAATAATATTTTTGCCTGGTTTGTCCGACTCTACATTGGTTAAGTATACTTTGACGGGAACCTTATTACTCTTTTTGTTGAAGTAAAGATCAATACCAGTAGTAAATACTCCACCATCATAGTTTTCAACTTTAAATGTTTGAGCAAGTGGATTTGGTCTTACAGGATTATCTGTATTACTATCGACAAATTGAACACCCTCGTTTGCTTTAAAGAAAGATGGTTTGGTTGAGATAATACTAACAGGATTTTCTGGTAAAATGCC